AGGTTTATGCTTGTGCAAACACCATCCTTTCAAATGGCAACTACCTTCCAGATCACATGTTCGTGTCTGGTGACGTATTTGCGCAGCTTGGATCTTTGGATGACACGTCAGGCAGGCCGTTATTTCCACAAGTCGGCCCAATGAACGCATTTGGCACAATGAACGCAGGTTCACGTGAAGCGATTGTCTTCGGACTTCGTCTCGTGGTTGACACCAACTTTGCAGCAAAAACAACGATTGTTGGTGCAGCTGCTACTGGTGCCTTCCGTTGCTATGAGCAGCAGAAGGGCGCAATCAGCCTGGACAACCCATCGACATTGTCACGCACAATCGCCTTCCGCGGATATTTCGCACCGAAGATGATTGACGCAAATCAATTCATGAAAATTCCACAGGCTTAACTAGACCTAGCTAACAAAAGGGATATTGCAAAATGGCCGCGTTTACTCTCACGCACACGCAACGTCTAGACAACGTGGCTATTTTGCAGACCCTTGAATCAACAGACATTGCGATAGGCCAAACAATCATTGTTAGCGGCAACGCCGATTTCAACGGCACCTACATTGTGTATGCCGTACCGCTTTACCTATTTGAAGGCGTTGACGAGTACGGCGACTACCTTTTTGACACTAACGATATTATTCCGAATCAATTATTGGTCAATCAGGTTGCAGACGATTCTGTCCGTGCAGCTGCAACTGGCACAATCACCTGGACACAAACCTGCACCTGGGTAGTAGCACAAAACGTGCTGGACTGGCTCGGCATTGCCACAGCAAGCGCAAATGACACGACCTTCGTTACCACCTGCACGGCGGCGGCTAACGCTTGGGCGTTCCGTAAGCGCGTCGAGGCGGGATACCACGACGCGCTTGCAACGTCCCCAACATCAGCAGCAACACTAGGAACCACGATGTATGCCGGCAGCCTGTACCGCCAGCGCGGCAGCGTTGATTCTTTTGCTTCATTTGAGGCAATGGGCCAGACAGCGCCGACTGCTTCACTAGGCGAAATTATGCGCCTGCTGGGCATCAACCGAAGCCAGGTTGCATGAGTGCCACAGGCGTATTTGCAGAGGCTCAGGCGGCCCTAGCGACCCGTTTAACGGCACTAGGGATTGTGAACACAGCCGACCCACGTAACGCGCGCCCAATGTCGGTTCTTATTGAGCCACCATCGTTCACAGCGTTCACATACAACGTCTTAAAAATGACGTTTACCCTTCGCGTCTTGGCCGCCCCCCCAGGTAACCAAGACGCGATTGATTACCTGTACACCACCATTGACACGATCATCAACACCACCACCATTGATGTACTTGACGGGCGACCTTCAATGACAACTATTGGCGGGCAAGACATACCTTCATACGACCTCACCGTAGCTGTGGCAACTCAGCGAGCATAAAAAAGGAAACACATGGCAACCACTACTTTTCTAGGAAACGCAACAATCAACATCACCCCCACCGGCGGTGCCGCTGTTGACGTTTCAGACCAATGCACAAAATGCGAAGTGATGGTCGGCTTTGACTATCTCGAATCAACCGCAATGGGCGACACCGGACACCAAGCAGCCCAGGGCCTACAAAACGTCTCAGTCAACATGGATTTGTTCCTGTCTTACGGCGCCACAGAAATTGAAGCATTGCTGGCAGCTATCCAAACCGCTGGCAGCTGCACAATCGTCGTATCACCATCAGGCGCCACAGAGAGTGCCAGCAACCCAGAGTTCACGATCACGAAATGCACCACAGAATCCAACATGGCCATCATGTCAACTGTGGGAGAGCTCAGCGTTGCCTCGCTGTCGTTTACTAACGGCACCTGGGTACGCGACATCACCCCTTGATCTGAACCCTTAACCGTGCGAAGGAACCAATGCAACTATCAATCAAAGTCAACACAGGCGAAGAAGATTTTGTTGTCACAACAAACCTTTTTCATATCGTGCAACTGGAACGCAAATATAAAACAAAAGCATCAGATCTAGGTTCAGGCGTCTCAATAGAGCAGCTCGGATTCCTAGCCCATGAAGCAGCAAAAACTGGCGGGTTCTCTCCCCCACTACAACTAGATGACTTCCTGAAGAAATTGGTCACGCTAGAAGTTTTGGAGAACGCGCCAACAAACCCCACCAACGGGGATCAGTAAGCCGATCACTCGCCGAAATACTTGTCGAGACTGGCTACTGGCCCCCATTTGATTTCACACTTCAAGACTTGAACACCGTGATTGATGTTCTTAACAAACAGAGAAAGGCCAGACAATGACGGTTTCAACAAACATTGAAATGGTCGGCCTAAAAGATGCTCTCAGGGATTTGAACAAACTGTCGCCAACCTTGCGTCGCGGAATAACTACAGAATACAAAAGCATTGTTGCCCCTGTTGTTAATGAAGCAAAAGCGCGCATACCTGACTTGCCGCTCTCAGGCTGGCGTTACTCATGGACAACTAATAGCGGTTTCAAAATGTTGCCCTGGGATCCGAATAAAGCAGCCAAACAGGTTAAGGCTGGCGTCTCTGGCAAAAAGCCCAAAGAGTTTCAAGGCCGCACAAGCAACCTGGCGGTTTTCTTTATCCGATGGTCAGGCACGGTTGACACCGTTTTTGATCTCACGAGTAAAGGTGTGATGGGCAGAAACCTTGGCGCTAAATGGGGGCGCCCATCGCGCGTGTTATGGCCTGCATATGAGAAACACAAAAACGAAGTTGAAGCAAATGTTTTAGAACTCGCCCAGGGCGCAATGAAACAAGTTGACAAACTAACTAGGGGGCGATGACTCATGGCAATAACCATTCCGATCATCACAGAATTTGCTGGCGCCGGCATTGATAAAGCAATTAAACAATTTAAGCAATTAGAAACCAATGGCGAGAAAGCATCGTTTGCTATTAAAAAGGCTGCTGTCCCTGCAGCTGCCGCGCTTGCTGGCCTCGGTGCTATCGCCCTTGACTTTGCGAAGGCCGCTGCTGAAGATGAAGTTGCTGCCGCGCAACTAGCAAAACAACTCAGGAACTCGACAGGCGCCACTAACGGCCAAATTGCGGCAATAGAAAAATACATCACAAAAACTTCTATGGCTACAGCGGTCACCGATGACAAGTTGCGCCCAGCCTTGACCAACCTTGTGCGCGTTACATCAGACACCGCACGGTCACAAAAACTGTTGACCACCGCCCTTGACATTTCGGCAAGTACAGGCAAAGACCTTGAGTCTGTGTCAATTGCCCTGGCAAAAGCAGAAATGGGCCAGTACACCGCGCTAAAAAAACTGGGTGTGCCAATGGGCGCAAACGCCACAGCCCAGCAAGACATGGCCAAATTTGGCAAAGCCCTAGCAAAAGTGCAACTTGAATATACCCAGGCACTTGAAGACACCACGCTTACAGAAAAAGACCGCACAAAACTTTTAGCCAAAGTACAAGAAGCACAAGAAAAACTAAACAGCGTCACAATTCAAGGCGCCGACTATGTCATAGACCTAGACAAAGCATTCGGTGGCGCAGCCGACACAGCAGCAGGCACAGCAGCAGGCGCGTTTGCTCGAATGAACATTGCTTTAAGCGAAACAAAAGAATCAATCGGCGCGGCCCTCTTGCCCGTTGTTCAGGTCATGGCCGACAAGTTCGCCGCCATTGGACAACTTGCACAAGAAAACTCTGGCCTGTTCGTCACCCTGGCAGCCGTTATTGGCGGAATTGCTATAGCGGTTCTTGCAGTCAACACAGCCCTCAAGATTTATGCGGCATACACAAAACTTGTGGCAGCTGCCACGTACCTCTGGAACGCCGCCCTAGCCGCCAACCCTCTAGTTCTTCTTGGCATTGCAATCGCCGCTGTGGTTGCTGCCCTAGTCATCGCCTACAATAAATTTGAATCGTTCCGCAACCTTGTTGACACATTATTTGACGGCATGAAAACAGGCTTTGCTGTCGTAGTTAACGTGATACGCGGCTACGTCGAAACCCTTGTGGCAATTTACAAAGGCTTGTTTAACGGCATCGCAGACATATGGAACAACACCGTCGGCAAACTTAAATTCAAAATACCAGGCTGGGTGCCAGGCATCGGCGGCAAAGGCTTCGAGGTTCCACAGATCCCCAAACTTGCTGAAGGCGGCATCGTCACAGGTCCGACAATCGCCATGATTGGTGAACGCGGCCCAGAGGCCGTGATCCCTCTCACAGGCCGTAGCGCCGGCGCAATGTCAACCAACGTCACAATTAACGTCAACGGCGGTGACCCACAATCGGTAGTCGCAGCGCTACGCACCTACATGCGCCAAAACGGATCTGTGCCCATTCGCGTAAGCAACATTTTCTAATGACTCTCGCCCAGTATTCGGCCTCTTACAGCGTTGATGACGGCATCACCTACACCGTCTTGAAAGACTTGATGTCAGTCAACTTGTCGGTCGGCGTACAAGCACAGCTGCAACAA